CGGTTTGTAAGAGAAATTGCCGAACCACCAGCTTCATTACTTGCTAGGTTTTCGATATTGAATTCAGACCCAACAACGTTATTTCCTACGAGTGGTCCAAGATATGAAAGACTAGTGGTGTTTGAGAAATCAAATCCGTAGTAGTTGGTGTTTGGACCAACAGCATTAGATGCTACATACCCAGGAGTACTTCCACTGGTCCAACGACTGTTGACGAATGACCCCGTTGCAAATTCTCCAGAAGAACCAGATACAGTTGAATTTAGTTGAGCAAATCCATATGGAACTGCATTATCTGGAATTACGTCTGCACTCATTTCGATACGAATATACTTTGAATTATTTACAAAGTCACCTTCGTAATTTGTTTCAAGTGTTGTTGAATTGTAAGTTGGAACACTGTTTCCAATTACACGTGCGATATAATTTGGACTGGTTGGGTCAAGATTTAAGTTGTTGAAACTTTCAAGTACGTTTGGTGACTTATCGGTGTCATTAAAATCACGTACAAGAAGTGAGAATGAACCAAAGTCACTATCTGGGTCGATACTTGGTGAGATACCAGTGATAGAAATCTTTACTTCCTTGTTTGCACCAGTACCGTCACTTAAAGTATGAACCTTAAAGAGATTATACTTTGAACCACCGATGGTTTGTGAACGAATCCATGGGGTAGTTGCGTTATTATATTGAGTAAGAAGACTCAAGGTCGAAGTGGTTGCAGTCATTGTAACGTTTGCACCAGCTTGAGCAATTGCGTCTGGGAACACTGCGTATACATACCCTGGAAGGGTTGAGTCACCATTTTGTGGGTTAGTTCCAAAATATGAACTAATGAATGATGTACTAGTTTCAGTAGAACTTAGTGCACTTGCTGAAACATTCTTATTACCAGAACTACTGACGAGTAAATTGAAACTCGTTGCACCACCAGTAGCGGTTGCACTTGTAATCGTACTTCCTGATACGGTTGGATGAAGCACTGCAAAAATCTTACTACCCGATGAACCGGTAGCGTAGATTGTTGATGCGGTGGTAAGATATCCACCTAGTCCAAGAACACGAACAACTGTAGCACTACCTGCTTCTTGCAAGTAGTTCTTAACGGTATATCCCATATAAGAAGTGCCGTCAGGTTCACCGAAGTTAGTTACGAACCCGTCGATGCCTTGCACTGTGGTCGGGATAAATGCTGGTCCTTTTGTGGTTGGACCAACAAATGCCGCACCAATTTCAGCTACTCCTTGTGCGAGGAATGTTTGGTCGCGTTCTTGTGTAAAGACACCAGGCGACACGATTCTTTCTGCCATACGGTATTCTCCAAACTAAATTTGTTATTTCTCTGATGTAAATTCGCCGGTTTCAAAATTAATCGACCCAGCACCATACTTGTCCGATAACCGTTTAATTAATGTTTGTTCTTCTTCGAGTAGACTTTTAAATAGTTTGGTTTGTTCACCAAGCTTGTCATTCAGTTCTGCGATATCTGATTGGAGCAGCTGAATCTGTAATGTTAGCTGTCCGGCGTCAGAGACTACCGATGCGAGTTTGTTACGCAAAACACTAATTTCTTCCAATTCTTCCTTGGTAATTTCCGCCATAATAACCTCTTGGAGTATAATACAACTCGTATTATAAATATCTGTTTTTTTACCTAAACATCAATTATTATCCTTCTATTTCACTAAAAGTGACCACTTTTTTGACCCCGTATCGCTTCTTAGTCAATAATCCTCTGTTTAATCCAGCATCAAGTTGTGTTTCTGGAAGGAGATATGCGTATACGGTCATATCGAATTGTGTTCTGACTACTCTATCCGCATCGTTAGGCAATTCTGTGACTGGCTCAAACGACTTAATAATAGTACGGAATTTATACTGATTTGGTTCTCCCCAGAATTCATCACTTTCGAATGAGATATTTTCTACGATAGAATTCATTTGTTCCATATATTCGGTCCATACCATACAGCGATATGTTATTTGATAATAATCTGGGGCTGCTGTGGTATTATAATATTCCCGGCTTGGAACTATTTTATTTGCTACACTAAACTGGTCATATGGTGTTCTACGATTCCAACCAGTATAAAATGTACGGTCATAGTATTTGTTGACCGCAGAGTTGATTTCTGTTTGTTTATTCATCGCCGTGCGGCGAAGCATGATGATTGGAAGTTGAATCTTTCCAATGGAATCACGTAATACTCCGTCTTTTTGTGCAGACTTCCAACGTTCAGGACTGCCATAAATTATCGGCACACGTACTTGAACATTTTGTTGGGTCACTATCGGCTTAATACGTTCAGACATATACTTTAGAATAGCATTATCTATCGTATATAAGGTAACTGATATTGGTGGAGCAGTAGTTTGCGTATCGTCTGCCCGATTTTGTAGCCGTGGTGATTGCTGATTGTCGTTTACAATCTTAGTTTCATCTGTCATACTTGAGCCTCTTCAATGTCAATACTTGTACGACGAGTGAGGTGAGCGATACAAATAACTGCGGTATTAAAACCAGGCTTTCCTGCAATTAATTGAGTTTCTGTAATGTTATTGACTTCATAATAATGATTATTATATCCGATGACATCGCCAATTTCTGGATATGTACTTACTTCTTGTAGCATACGACGAGCGAATCTGAACTCAACTTGTTGTCGTTGGTTTATTCCAAAGCCATCATCATTGTTAACTATGTTCTTATCATATTTGACAATCGCATTTACTTTAACGGGAGTATATCGTGGCTTAGCTGAACTTTCTCCGTAAATGTTTACTCTAGCCGACGCCACGACAATCTTATATAAAATAACGGCAACATCCATTGTCTCGTCAATTAATTCCCGAGTAATGTGTTGAATAAATTCAAAGTCACGTTGTGTAACGAAGCGTGCCATTTATTAACCTATGTAGATGAGAGTTGGAACATTACGGAATGTTTCTTGCATTGCCTTAGAATTTTCAGCTTGCTTTTTCATTTGAGCTTGGAGTCCAGTTTCTTCAAGGGTTTCTCTAAGTTCTTTAATCAATGCTTCCTTTTCTGCTACTGCTTCTCTGCGAAGAATTTCCCCGTCTAAACGAATTTGTCCATCTGGGTATGGGATATTTTCAAACTTGGAACGAATGATACCAAGGAGTTCTTTTGCTAACGCCAGCGTGTACTTAAATATCCACGTACGAGACATATCATTTGTTTTGGTATACGATATGTGAGTATATGGAACATTTGAAAGGTCACTAGCAATGTTACTTCCAGATTGTAATAGATTTGCTTTCTTATCACTCTTTACAATATAATCAAAGTAGACAATTGAATCACGCTTAAATATTGGTGAGAACTTAATAATATTATTAGAGATTTCAAATCCATATTGACTCTTACGAACCATATCATTGATTTCAATTGCTTGAATACGGAGTAAATCTTCATAAGCTGGCATCATCACGAATGTGACTGGCGGTGAGTATCCGTCAAATCCGAATTCTGCCATCAAGTTAGTCAATCCAAGACCAGTAGTTGCAAATGGGTCATAGTAACGTGCGACGGCTGGAGGCATATAGTGATAGACCCGACGAATTTCAATCGCTGAGCCGCTTTCATATGGGTCTGCCCACAATGATTTTAAGTCGTATGATTGAGTTGAAATAGATGCAGAAATCCACCCACGCTTTACTTCAACATTTCCGCCGGACTGTGCTTCAACGCCGTAGTCATTTGCAATATTGATTAATTGAGGAATTGGTGACCCAATAATATTTCGTTGAGTTGCGCTAGTAGCCGTCGTTGCACCTTGCAACGTCATCATATATTCACGCGCATTAAATTGATTGACTTGATTTCCATAAGTCGTAATGGCTTCTTCAAAACAAGCATAAATTTGCTTGTCAAGTAGTTCCACTTCTACAACAGGATATCCTAACTTTCTAGCAACGAATTCGGCTGCTCTTGGGGCATCTGTTTGAAATTGGGAATCACTATCAAAGAATCCAAATGGAGTAATACCCACTGGACTTCTAGGAACACCATCGTAAAAAATTGGTTCTTGTGTTTCCATAATTCTCTCTAAATAGGGACTAGTAATAAATAGTTTTATTTAATCATTAAGTTGTATTTTTGAGGCACAGAAAATAAAAAGGGTGACCTTTCGGCCACCCAATTTATTATCCCGTTAATCTAAGATTAGATTAAGTTTAATCCGTCGATGTAAATCTTACCGAAGAATTCTGGACGTACAACCTTCTTCGCATAACGGGTCATCACACCACGGCGTGGGGTGAAGTTATTTGGGTCATAGACCAATGGTGTTAATACGAGTGGGATGTATGGAGCGTAGACTGCACCAGTTTCGAGGAAGTTACTTCCACGGAAGCCCATTAACAATACATTTTCCTTCATGTATGGGTTCTTGTAAATGGTGAAGCGGTTTTGGAATGAACCAACCTTACTTACGCCACCTGCGAATTCCATCTTGTCACCATCGGTTCCAGCCATAAAGCCTGGGATGGTTTCAAGGATTGTTGCGACGGTTGGTGAACATACTGCGAAGTTTGCACCACCACGCATGGTAAGTTGGTGAATCTTGTTACTGACCTTTTGCATCTTTTGACCGAGTGTTTGGAACCAGGTCATGTTGGTCCATGCAGTTCCAGTGAATGAGGAAGCTGCGAATGCTGAACCATTCCATACCTTACCAATTTCTGTTGACCAGAATTCAGTGGTTTGAGTTGGAGCTGCTTGGATTAACATATCAACGATTTCGAGGTCGATTTCAGTTGAGATGTAGTCACTTAACATTGCTGTTAATTCAGCTTCTGCATCAACGCTGTGGTATGCGTTCAAGTCTTGTGCGAGTTCTGGTGACCATACTGCCTTCAACTTACGAGTCTTAGCAACGATGGTTTCTGACTTGAGTTCAAGGTCGATTTGTGGAATTGACAAATCGGTTGAACCGTCACGGTCTTCGAAGTCACCACGGGTGGTGTCGGTTGGTTGCTTGACGTACTTGAGGGTGGTTGCTGAACCTGCGGTGGTGGTTCCAACAACGAAGGTGATGTTGGTTCCGTCGTACTTGGTGAATTCTGGAAGAACTTGTGCTGCGAAGTCAATTCCTGAACCGGTGATTGAGAATGCACGTACTGCTAAGAAGTCACCAGCTGATGCTGATACTGCTGGTACTACGTACTTGGTCAATGATGCGGTGTTGTACAAGTTGTTGTAGTTAACGTCTGCCCAACTTACTGATGCAGATGCAACTGCTACGATGGTTGTAGTTACGTCATTGATTGAGTAACCGAAAGCACCTGCGCCGTAG